CCCGCGCTGGGCTCGACGTTGCGGGAGATGATGGTCGCCGGGACCATCGTGGCCTGCGCACCTTCGGCGGCGGCGGCCTGCGTCGCGTTGTAGCTGGTCTGGACTGCCATGGCTCAGGCCTCCTTGGTGGTGCGGTTGAAGGCCGCGACCGACTCGGCGTAGCCGTTGTCGTTCACAGCCTGGCGGGGGATGGCGCCGTCGCGCATCGCGCGCGCCACCGGGTCCTTCTTCGAGTCCTCGACGAGGATGTCGAAGCGGACGTCGATGTAGGCCTCGGGCTTGCCGGCGACGGCGGCATCGCCGAGCTTGGCCACCACCACGGCCTTGCGGATCTCGGCATCCGTCTTGCCGGTGTAGTCGGCGTCGTGGATCGCCTTGGCCGCAGTGACCAGGTCGGCGCGGGCCTGCACGCGGGCATCGAGCGCCGCGTCGGTCAGCACCTTGGCCTGGGCGGCGTCGCGCTCGGCCTCGGCCTTGGCCAGCTTCGCGTCGCGGTCGGCGAGCTCGGTGGCGTGTGCGGTCTTGGCGTCGGCCAGCGCCTGCGCGCCGTCCTGCACCTGCTGCTGGAGCTTCGTGATCGCCTGGGCGCCCGCGTCGGTGGTCTCGACGGACAACCCATCGACCATGACGGTCCGGGTATTGGTGTTGCTCATGGTGGATTTCTCCGTTGGAGGGTTGTTGGCGCCGCGATCCTGATCACCGGGGGTGCGGCCATCCCCGATGCGAAGCTCGGCCCCGCCGCGTGCGCGGTCGACCAGGGCCAGGTGATTCATGCGCAGCTGCGTTTGCACTGCGTCGTAGGGCTGACCGTCCGGCGTGGTGCCGTCCTGGAACACGATCTCGGCGGTGTAGCCCATGGACAGCTCGCGCTTGCCGGCCTCGTAGGCCTGAATCGCAGCGGCGTCCATGAGCACCAGCGGCACGCGCACGCACTGGCCATCGCGCACGACGTCCTCGCCGGTCTGGCCGGCCGCGACGCCCTTCCAGGTGGTGGCGTCCACCATCTTTGCGGGGTGGTCGACGGTCACGGGCCGGTGCGCGTAGCTGCGCATCGCGTCCTGCGAGAACACCTCGGCCTCGGGGCGGTACACCCGGACGACCGGCATGTCCGGCCGGCCCAGCTCGGCGCCCAGGTACTGCTGGATTCCGGTGCGCGCGACCTTTGCATCGGCCACGAGGTATCCGTCCCCGGTTCGGCGCACCTTGCCGACGGAGACCGTATCGGTCAGGAACATGGTCAGTCCTCGCGGAGCTCTTCGAAGATCTCGGGCCCCAGCACGATCCGGCCGCGATACGGCTCGACCTGCGACAGGTCGACCGGCGACTTCGTCAGGCTGATGTGCGGGGTGTAGTCGGGGAAGTCGTGCGAGGCGCCGGCGCGCACGATTTCCTCATGGCGCCAGGCCAGCTGGCTGGACGCGAACAGGATCACCGCCGACATGCCGCCCAGCGGTTCCACGGCGCGCGGGCCGCCCTCGGCGATGGTCAGCGTGTCGCGGCCGTCCTCGTTCCACTCCCTGGCGTTGCCGGCCTTGACCCAGTCGAACGGCTGGCGGGAATACACCACTGTGACGTGCAGGTCGTCGGCCACGTCCGGGATGCCCTGCGCTTCTGCCCAGGCCCGGATCTCGCCCACGTTGACGACGTCACGCCGAACGTACAGCGACCGCGGCGCCGCATCGGCCAGTTCCCCGCGTGCCGCGCGCTCGGCGTCGGGCGTCGCCGCGGCGCGCTCGTCCTCGCCATCGGGGTCCACGCCCCCGGGGTTCTGCGCGAGCCACTCGGCCATCTCAGATTCCAGCCCGGGCGCGACGCCCGACTCTGTCAGCATGTTCACCGCGACCCGCCCCATCACGTCCTCGGGGATCAGCCTGGTCTCGTTGATGATCTTGATGCTCTCGGCCGTGGTCTTGCCGATGTCCGCCCGCTCCTTGTCGGAGGTCTGCCACAGGCTGCGCCAGTTGTAGAAGACCTCCGGCGGCCGGGCGCCCAGCGCCGAGCGGATCAGGCAGTCGTCCAGCACGGCCAGCGCCGGCGTCAGCTCCAGCTCCTGGATCGACTGGACCCGGTCGTAGTAGTTGCGGATGTCCGACTCGCCCGAGGCGTTGAGCCCACCTGGCGACTGGCCCAGCAGGCGGGTCACCGGGATGTCCGCCGCGCCCGACACCAGCTGCATGAAGGCCAGCAGGATGTCGCGAAGGCTGCCGAACTCGGCGGTCTTCTGCTCGTACTCCTCCTCGGCATCCAGCAGCAGCGTGCCGTTGATGCTCTTGGCCATGGCGGCGAGCTGCACGCGGTCCAGCACCTGCTTCTCGGTTGCCGGGTCGGCCATCATCGCCATGAAGCCGGGAATCTTGATCACGTCGATCTTCGCTTCGAACACCAGCGAGGCGATGTTCGCGCTGGTGCTGTCCGCGCGCCGGATCTCGTCGTAGATCGCGGTCAGGACCGAATCGCCCCACCCGCTCATGTGCGGGGCCAGCTCGGCGTCCGGGATCTCGGCGCCGCGCAGGATCACCAGGCGCGACGGGTGGATGTCGACCTGCCGCGCGCCGGTGGACAGCGTGTAGTGCGCCGGGAGCCCGTACCGCGGCGACTCGGCATCGCGATCCAGCTCGCCGGCGGCCAGCACGCGCTTCGTGAGCACGTTGACGTGGCGCAGCCCGCCCTTCTGGATCCGATCCGGGCTGAGCGGCTTGGAGGGGTCGTTCTCGCCGGTGCCGATGTAGAGCGCAGCCCCGCCGAACAGCCGGGCCTTGATGAAGCACTCCAGCAGCTTCCCGCGCAGGCCCAGCCGGGCCTCCTCCGCCTCGAGCGCGGACACCTGGTCGCCCTCGGCGTTCCAGCTGCGCCACTTCCGGCAGGCGTCCATGGCCGGGATGTCCACGATCTTCCGCGGCAGCCAGGCGCTGCGGTAGGCGTTCACCGCGTCCTGCTCGGTCAGCACCGGCGGGCCGTAGGCGGTGTGGGCAGCCTTGTCCCGGCCGGTGCCGAGGTTGGCGACCAGGTTCACCAGCCCGTCGCCGATGGTGCGCAGTGCCTTCACAGGGCGGCACCCAGGTTGTACGTGCTGCCCGTCACCAGCTCGGCGAAGGCGCCCGACAGCGCATCGACCTGGTCATCGTGTGCGCCGCTCGGAAACATGGACACCTCCTCCAGAAAGGCCTCGTTCCACGGGCCACGGACCAACTTGATGTTCCCGGCCTCGGCCTGCGCCGACACCGGGTTAGCGCGATCGATCTTCGATCCGCTCTCCAGGACCGCCCGGACGTTCCAGCCGGTCAGCATCCTGATCAGGTGCGCCGCGTTGGACTTACCGGCGGCGCCCGGATCCTGCGGCACCACGATCTTCAGTGCCTTGCCGTCCTGGCTGGCGGTGTTGCGCAGCATGGTCTCGACGCCGGCCGGGGACTTGCGGTCGCGCACCACGTTCTCGACGTAGTAGGTGCCGCGGTGCTCGCTCAGGAGCAGGCCGACGGTCCAGTCCGGATCGCCGCCCTTCTTCGCGATCTCCTTCGGGTCGGTCGCCGCGAAGTCCCAGCGGCGCACCCGGTTCGGGGTGGCCGGGGCCGCGTCGACGATCTCGAAGTCAGACCGCTGGAACATGCCGCCCGAGCGCGGCGCCGGCTGCTGCTGGAACTGGCCGGCGACGGCGTAGGCGCCCATCACCTTCTTGTCCCGCTCGATCACCGCCCGGGGGAAGCGCTCAGGGAACAGCAGCTCGCCCTCGGTGGTGCGCGGATCCTTGAAGCCGATCGACGTGCTGCAGCGGCGCGACGGGTCGAACTCCATCGGCAGCATGAGGTGGTCGTATCCCAGCCCCAGGCCCAGGATCTGCCCCGAGACGTCCTTCTCGTGCAGGCGCTGCATGATCACGACGATGGCCGACGACGCCGGGTTGTTCAGTCGGGTGGGCACCGACTCGCGGAAGATGCGGGTCGTCGCCTCCCGCTCCGCATCGCTTTCCGCCGTCTCGGTGGAGTGCGGGTCGTCGATGATCACCCTGTCGCCGCGGCCGCCGGTCAGGCTGCCGAAGGCCATGCCCTCG